CTTCAATGGCAGCTGCCATTGGTCTATCGGATGAGAACAGAGAGGTTGTCTCTCAGCTTGTTGCAGTATGGCGCAAGCATTACACACGCAACGTTCTCAGAGACCGTTACTACAACGGTGATGTCAAAGTGAAAGACCTTGGCGTGTCCGTACTGCCAAAGCTGGCTTCCAAGATTGATGCCAAGATTGACTGGGCCGCAAAGTGTGTTAACTGGTGGGCAGATCGTGTACAGTTCCAGAACTTCAACGCAACTGATACAGCAGTCAAAGAAGAACTGCGTTCCATTGCTCGTGAGAATGACTTAGAGAATTTGGTACGCAAGGTTGTCATGAGTTCACTTAGACACTCAGTTGCGTTCATTAGCGTTACCCAGGGCAACCCAGAGTTCAATGAACCGGATGTTGTTATCTCCGGCTATCCTGCAACAGCCGCGTCTGCTATCTGGTCAGACGCTAAGAAGCGCATTGAAGCTGCTCTTGTAGTGGTTGACGCTGAGTGGAACAAGACACAGTCAATCAAGACTCCAACGCTTGTTTACGTCTTCACAGATGACACGTTTATCACACTCAGCCTGCTCGATGGTAGATGGTTCGCAACAGAAGAATCGCATTCAATGGGCCGTGTACCCGTTGAGCCCGTGGCGTATCATTCAACGCTTGAACGCCCATTTGGTACTTCACGTATTAGCCGCACGGTTATGAGCCTTGTTGATGATGCTCAGCGTGAGATTCTTAACATGAGCGCAACCGCTGCATTTGCTTCTGCTCCACAGAAGTATCTGCTTGGAGCTGATGCAAGCGTTGCTCAGAAGATTGCTGACTCACCTTTTGGCGCGTTCATTGGCTCAACGTTCATTGCAACTCCGAACAAGAACAAGCAGATTCCGAACTATGGCCAGCTTCCACAGCTTACTATGCAGCCACACAGTGACTACATGAAGCTCTTGGCTTCTATGTTCTCAGACGCAACCAATGTTCCTCTTTCCTCGCTGAGCTTCATTTCTGCTAACCCAACTTCAGCAGATGCCATCATTGCTAACCAGGAAGACGCAATTATCGACATTACAAGTTACATTGCTTCTTGCAAGAGGTCTCTTGTCAATGTCTCTGCTATGGCTCTCGCAGTAAAGCATGATTTAGACTTCTACAGCGCCATGCGAGACAACGAGACAACGGCTGTATTCGCTAACCCTGAGACACCATCACCAGTCTCAATGTCTGATGCCATCACTAAGCAGGTATCTACCTTCCCATGGCTTGCAAGCTCTGATGTTCCTCTGCGAGCTCTTGGTTATAAGGATGATGTTCTTACAGAACTTCAAGCCGATAGACGCAGATTTGCTTCGCAGGAGCTTGTCAAAGCGGCTTCACAGGGTGAGTAGCCATGAACATCAGCAAGAGAGAGATGGACGCATATCACGCAACGCTTACTCGCTTGCAAGGTAGAGCACGCTCCAGTCTTGAACGACTCATTCAAGCAGGCTTGAAGATTAAGCCAGACATGGATGACGTTGAGTTTATTGAGCTGGTCAACAAGTCGATGATAAGCGTCACACTTACGTATGGTGATGCAGCCGGTTCGATTGCACTTGATTTCTTTGACAAAACAAGTGGTGAGCATGCGAGCAATACCGACCTCGCAAATGTTCCGATGTTTGTCAACGATAAGTATCGCGAGAAGATTGCAGAATTTGCCGCACACAACGATATTAAGGCTTCAGAGTTCTTGGAGATGTGCGGCAACCTGCTTGAGAGCGAAGTATTGCAGCAAGCAAACAGGACCACAACAAACGCAGGTTCACGTCATGGACTGAAGTTTGCACGCGTCCCACAGGGCAATGAGTGTGAATTCTGCGCTCGTCTTGCCGCTAATGGGTTCTACTTCAACAAAGAAGGTGCAACCAGACATTACCACGATCACTGTCGATGCAAGGTTGTGGCTGGTAACGGGGTGAGCCTCGACGTTAAACACCGC